CATTCTTGTATTATCTGATAATAGTTTGGTTTCATAACTTATTTAGTTCTTCGTTTAATCTCTCTATAAATGTTTCATTTCCATCGTCTCCACTAAGCAGCCAATCAATCCTTTGAGCATAAACTTCAGCTTGTTTTAATATTTTTACAGCTTTTTTAAACTCTTTAATTACATTGTTAGGATACTTGTAATGTTCAAAACTTTCATTTTCAATATCCCAAGAATATATATCATCTTCTTCTTTTGGTTCTCCATTTTTTCTTATTACTGACTCAATTGTGTCTGCAATGTTTTTTATATGGAATTGCATATATTCAAAATGTCCTCCACTCATGATTTATTTTTTTTATAATTAGTATTCCTGTTATCAGTTCCTGTGCCATTCATTATCTGATCTAATAACATCAAACAATTAGCAGCAGCATTTGCAAGGTGATGAGTTTTAGTTTCTTCATCAGTATCCTCACTCATTAAATACTGACTAATATGCCTTACAGCACCATCAGCTAGTCTTGTATGTTCACAACCTAATGAATGATTATACTTACCATATTTTGATTCTCCCACCTTGAAAACTTTCATTAGCTCCCATAGAGCCTTTTGAGGAATATTACTAAATGATGGTTTGTTATCATCAAACTTTTTAGTTTCAAAATCCTTTTGTTCATTAAATATATTGTAATGTGTATTCATGATTTTTTGATCAGAATATGTATTCATGAATTTTTCATTGCAAATAGTATCAGCTTTTAATATATAAGCACTATACTCTTCAGAATAATCATAATGTTTATTTCTAAAAGCTTTTGTCATAATATCATTTGAATTTCTAGCTGTAGCTTCAATGACATCTGTATAAATTGGAAACTCGTAGTCTTTATACCACAAGTCTCCTGAACATTTGTTTATCTTTATTTTCATATATTAATAATTATTAAGCAAAACTCCATTTAAAGTTACCGTGAGTTAATCTTTTACCATTACAACAGTAAGATATTGCTGATGCTGATAAATCAAGTTCATAAGCTGCAATAGCTCCGCTAGACCATGTCTTTAAAACTACACCATTATGATCAATTTGATTTACCATTTTTTGTGAATTTAAAACTATTTTCTCCACTCTAGATTTCTCACAATTAGCTTTAGATATTTTTTTACCTAAATACTTATCTTTAATAGATTTAACTATAAAGTGAACAGTATTTTCATTCATTTTCACCTTTAAAGCTATTTCAGTTTGTTTAAATCCTTCTAACATAAGATTAAGAACATTAGATTCATCCTCATCTAAAATAGACTTAAAGACATCAGATTCATCAAATACTGGTTCCAATAAAGGATGATCTGAATCTATAAGTATATCTAAATCACCTGTTTTCAATGAACTATATTTATTCAATGTTAAAGATTGCTTTATAGATGATTGATAGCATCTGTATAAACACATTTTAACAAAGTTTTTTAAATGATTTTCACTAACAAAATTATCAGAACTGTGTTTATGAAAAACAATATAAGTTTCCTGAACTATATCTTTTGCCTTGTGAGTTATTTCACTTGTTTTAGTGTTAGCAGAACCTCTGCTTAACAACAAACCTGTTGCATATCTAAGAAGTTCTGGCCTATATTTTTCAAAGTCTTCTAATTTTATATCTATCATAACTTATTTTTCTTTTTCATCAGGAAATATATCCTTAATCTTTTCTAGAACTTCATCATCAGTTAACTCTAAATTGCCATCTGTTATCTTCTTAACAATCTGACAAAATGTTTCACTCTTCTTACTCCACATGTAATCAAATTTTCTTAATGTGGTACCTATTTTATCCTGTTTTGTCAATTTATTTTGTTTTATATTTCCAGATGAATCCACCAGAAGATTTTTGCTTGTTAATTAAATTCATAGATATTGATGTTCTGCTTAAATTTAAAGTTTTTGAAGCTTCAGTAACACTGCTCCATTCTTTAATAAAGTTTAAATCCTTATCAAACTGTAATATATGTTTAGAAATAGCTAACCCTACTTTTAACCTAGATTTTTTAGACAACTTTTTTCCAAGTCTGGAGTTTCTTATCTTAATTTTAGTCTCATCAGACATTTTACTTCCAGTTTTATACATGCTAAACTTCTTTTTTCTTTCATCAGACCATTTATGTCCAAGAACGCTAGACTGTCCATTCTCAGGAATTAAATTTGCAAATTCTTTAGAGTCTTTAACATTCCATAGGCTAGAGTAGTACAACCCTTTCTTTTTCAACCTGTTCACACTGTAGGTTTGAAATAATATTGTAGTTGCAATCTCAGAAGATTTAATTTTATGAAAATTTAAATGAGATTTCCAGTATTTACCACTACCCCTGTATAAATAAGGGTTTTGAGTAGTAAATCCTAAATATTTTAATCCTTTAGGGCTCTCTTTTAAATAAAGATAAAATTTCTTATCCTGCTTTGTCATATAGTTCCTCTATTTTTTTATATTCCTCAAATTCTAAATCAGGTTTTGACAAAACTTCTTTAATGTCTTGCCATTCATTATGATTTAAACTTTCTGCTCTCTCTTTTCTCTTTTTCTCTGCTGGATGTATAACATCAAACATACTAAATTTTGCAAATTCTGCACAAGTTTCTCTACCATATAATTTAATTAATTTGTTTTTATATAAATCACTAAATTTAGAATATGAACCACTTAAAAAGTGTTCAAAATCTTTCTTGTATTCAACTGGAACATCAAATTTCATGACAATCTCTTTTTGATCATCATCAAAATCACTGTCTAAGTAAGAGTAAAATAATTGCAATTTATAAACTAACATCTTAAGTTGTTCTGATTCTGAGTTATCTAGTATTATAACTATTTGAGGAAATCCTCCCATCTCAACACAACAATCTATAAGATATGGTCCATATTCAGCAATTTTAATATCCAACATTGGAAGAACAAAATTCTTTGCCTGTTTTTTGTAGTTTAAACTACCAATCCACTCTCTCCGTTTGCTCATATAAATCCTTGCTTTCTTCTATTAATTTTCTTTCAAATTTAAATGGAGAATAATATCTAATTTCACCTTCAGCTACATCTTTAATCTTAAGACATATGTAGTTCATTTTAAAATCTTTCTTCCATTCATCTTTAAAATACAACTTGTATTCATTCATTACAGCACTTCTGTAGCTTAGTTTTGTTGCTAAAAACAGTTTTTTAACAAAAGCCTCACCTTTTTTTGGTATACCTTTAATATTATCAACTGTATCGCCACAAATCATAGAACTCCAAAATCTGTAATCAGCTTCTTGTTTAGTTCTTGTAACCCATTCATTTTTATTCCAATTATAATGAGTTCCTTCCAAACCTAACAAATCTTTATCAACAGCAACAATATAATATTTATCACTAGTTTTACTAATAATACTTACCATATCATCAACTTCCATATCATTTACAGATATAGCATTCCATTTAGATATTAAATAATCTTTAACAAATGGCCACCATTTAGGTTGTTCCTTGCTTCTATTCTGTTTATAATCTGGATTATGATCAAGTCTGTCAGATATTGTTTTAGAGCCCTTGATATAGCCTATGTAACTGTCAAATCCTCCTTTAGTTAATATAGATTCCATCAAAGTGTCAGCTGAAATAGCTAGTTCTTCTTCAGTTTTATCTATATAAAGAAACTTTGAATTATCTTCAGTTCTCATTGGTTTACCATCAAGATCAAGCTGCTTGTTTGGATGCCCTATAACAAAACAGCATCCATCTAAATCAATTATTGCTGTCTTCATTTATATTTATTAATTACTTTTTTAATTGTTTTTAAATCACACTTGTAATTAGCAACATCTTCATAATAATTATTAAATTTTATTACTCCACCTGACCAATCACCAGTCATGCATCCCATTGTAAATATACTTCTATCAGTTTCAACTGTAAATAATAGTTTAAAATCCATAAACTTCTTACGGTATTCATACCAATAGCCAGAACCATCACTAAACACTGCTTTTTTAAATTTAAGTTTCTTAAGCTCTTGCTCAAAAAACTTTATATCATGCTCTGAGTTGAAATTCATTATACATCAAAATTAGAATTTAACATTGTAAGTAATTTGACTCCTTTTTCTATAGCTTTATCAACTTGTTTTGGATTAAGCTTTGAGCCATTATGAGACATTTCTAATAATGCAGATAACTCTATTATAGATTTTCTGCAATCAATTAACACATCATCTGATATTTTATACACTGCCATTGTTTAATTTATTAAGTTTTAATTGTTTTAAATTTAG